CAACCCGCACCATGCAATGGAATTGAACACCCGTTCAATTAGTCAACCGATTGAATGTTAATACTCTTCACATTGACAGATGACAAAAAGAAACCCCGACCGACTCGCATATGGATCGGACGGGGCTGGGACGCTACAGGAGCGCCATACAAGGGCTAGGTCTATTCCCTAGGGGGCGACTACATAGAAAGCGACTATCGCCACCAGAACGCCGCAGAACGCCGCATAATCGACTATCTCGCGCAGCATCAGAAAGACTCCATGTTCACGACCAAGACAGTAAATCCGGCCTTGGTTAGATCACTCTGATATCGTTGTGCCTGCGCCAGCGTCATACGCGGACCGAACGGCTCAAGCCGATAGGCGGTTTCTTTAGCTAGTTGATAAGTTGCTTGCATGGTGCTTCTCCTTTTCATGCTGCTAGGTTCAGCTTCAGTTGGTTGTCTATAACGTCACCGGATTCGTCATAGTCCAGCCCGTCGTTCAGTCGCGCGACCCAAACATATTTTGAGCAATCGACAAATTGCCCGTCGTCTAGTCTAGTCTTTTCCGGTCCGTCGCGCTCTTGCGTTAGCGTGTAATGCCCGGACTCTTTTACTTGATCTAGAGTCCAAGATTGACCATTAGGCAGATCAATCTTTTCAGATATGTCGTAATATTCCGAGTCTAGATCGCTCTGGAAAATTATCTTGCCAATGTCGCAAGTCGGAAAATACTCCGACATTGAATCGCAATACACAACGTCGTCAATTAGCCAATATTCGTTACGGGATTCGCAATAGACAATATTTTCCGCGTCGCCAGAGTTAAGATATTCATCCGAATAGGATTCATCAGTCGTTACCTCTCTATTGCCAGGCATTGTCCAAACATCGGACGCGCAATTTTCGTGATAAATATTGCCATTGCCCGCACAAGTAAAATAGGAATGCTCATAGCAAGACTCGCAAATATGTTCTTCGCAAGACTCAACGTAAATTGAATCTTCCGACATCATACCTTCGCCGCAACAGTCACACGTTGAGTCAAAGTTATCGGGCGGCATATATTCTCCCGCCGTTGAACGGAATGAGAATCCGCCGTGACGCGTCAGAGTGATAGTCTTTTCGTCCGTATCTAATTCCGCGTCGGAACATATGTCGAGATATGGCGCGACGATTCCGCCGTTCCGCGTTTCAATCCAGAGTAATTCCGCACCATAGAATCCGTTTTCCGTTGCCTCATATCCGTTTTCAGATAACCAAGCCTCTAGCTTTTCCCCCGCAAGAGTAGTGGAAAGATACACCGGAGCATGAGTCTTGTTGCTAGGCCGGATGATGACGCGCGCGCCGATCTGCCCGTCCGGATTCTCAACATATGCGATTGCAAAGTCGCCACTAGCATATGCCTCTGACGGATGCGCGGGCAGAGTGTCGAATCCGTATCGCATACAAGAGCCGGAAAGACTCTTGCGACCGTTGCAATATGTCGGATTGCCCGGGATGCATGGCGCTTTATACACGCGCGCAAAATCGTCTCTTGTATCGCCAGTCTTTACGACAAGGGCGGATTCTTGAGTCTGTATCTTGTCGCGCCACCACTGCGCGAATGCGCCGCATTCTTCATCCGTCAGATAGGGCAGGACATACTTAATCATCTTGTGCGGTTTACCGATTGTCCGGCGATCCGCGTCTTTGTGTTCTTTACTCTTGAAGATTGCCAATAGCCGCGAGTCTTTCTCGGCAGGGGCGGGATTAAACCGATCCAAGACTTGATAGAAGGATATGCGGCGCAACGGGCGAGTGGCGCAATCGGTTCCGCGCTGTGCTTTCATAGGCGCGTCAAACATATCCGCGATTCGCGCCCACACATCCGCGTGCTGATACCTTGTCACAAGATCGCACTCGCCCCATGTTTCTAGCGTATCTGCCAGCATCTTGGCCTTTTCTTCGTCCGTCATCGTCAGCCCCTATGTTAAGCGCCACAACGCGCGCGTGAGTCGTCTATACATGGCATAGGCAAGCGGCGCAAGATGCACCAAGGACAAGATGCACCAAGGACGGGTCTGAAAAATGCCCTATTGACGCGGGTCCGAATCCCGTGCTAGAAACGAATCAATTAATGCAATGCCCGGGCTTGGCGCGCGATCGCGTCACGTCGCAAAAATCACCGAGAATGGGCGCATGAAATTACATGCAGAGAATCGAATGTTAGCGCTAACATATAAATAGCGTAATATGTGAATATCAGAATATGTATATATGCGAATATGTGAATGTGTGCATGGCACGGGATAGCGATGACACCCCTACGAGGGAATTGTTCACCCCCCACCGAGGGAAATGTTCGTCAACCCCACCGTGGGAAATGTTCACCCCTACGAGGGAAATGTTCGTCAAGATTTTTGTTGACCTCACCGTGGGAATTTTGTATAAGACAGGTCAACAACCGAATCAAGGAGACAACATGGAAGTCAGCCTCATCGAGATGCTATCCTACAAGAGACCTCAGGGTTCTCGTCATCAACGCAAGTTCTGCAACAGGTATCTTGCGCCAGTCTTCGGTCAACCGGATTCTCATGGCAACTATATCCTTGTTGTAGGAGAAAGACCGAACATCTGCTTTACTGCCCATCACGACACTGTTCACTTCACCTCTGGTCGTCAAATCATCAAGATCGAGGGTGATATGGCTATGGCTACAGGGTCTGAGTGTCTTGGTGCTGACTGCACAACTGGTATCTACATCATGCTCAACATGATCCGAGCCGGTGTAAAAGGTGTTTATGTTGTTCATGCCGCAGAAGAGTCAGGCTGCATAGGGTCCAAAGCCCTTGTCAGTAACTACCCTTATTGGCTGAATGACATCGATGCTTGCATATCCTTCGACCGGAAGGGTTATGACAACATCATCACTCACCAGATGGGTTCTAGGACGGCCTCTGATGCTTTCGCTGATAGTCTTGAGGCTATCCTTGACCTTGGCTTCAGGGCTGATCCTACAGGCTCTTATACCGATTCAAACGAGTATCGGGACATCGTTCCTGAATGCACCAACATCTCGGTTGGCTACTTCAACCAACATACCTCTGCCGAGAAACAAGACCTGATGTTTGTCGAGATGCTCATCACGGCTCTCATCGAGGCTGACTGGTCCAAGCTGGTGTTCAAGAGAAATCCGATGGAAAGAGAACCTGACTATTTCTATCAACCAAAGAAGAAAGTAAGACGCCAAGTGGACTACGACATCTACAACGATTGGGGTCTTATGGCCTCTTACAACAGCACTATGGAAGACATCGTGAAGGAGAACCCGAGAGAGGTGGCAGAACTTCTGCGGTCCTTTGGTTATGAGTGCAATGGGCTGTTGGATGACATCGAGAACATGAAGGCCAAGGGTAAGAAAGCCTATCGTTGGTCTTGACCCCCACAGTGGAAATGTGCTAGGAATGATTCGTCAGATGAACGAGGAGAACACCATGACCTTCAACGCTGGAACCATGATCGTCAAGTTCAAGAAGCAGAACGGTGAAATCAGAACTCTTGTAGGGACACTCTTCCCGCCCACCTTTGTTGGTAACTACAAAGAAACCCTTGAGGTTATCAACAACAGCACTGACTGCCTCATCACCATGTTCGACTATGAGGCTAACAACTGGCGGTCTTTCTACAAGCGCAACATCATCGAACTAGAGGATGCCTGAGATGCTCAAATGCCCATGCTGTGATGGCTATGGATGGATCGAAGAGGATAGCATCAGGGGTTCCGGCCCCAATGCCTACATCCATACCAGTATTGTCACCTGTGATGAGTGCAATGGTGATGGCGTAGTTGAACAACCCGAAGAAGAGGAGTATGAGGAATGATCGAGATTCAATCCAAACATGTCGTGATGATCTGCGCCATGATCTGTCTTGTGGTCGTTATTGGCAAGGGCATCGAGTATGAGACTGCCAAGCTGGATGTCTACTACTACTGTGAGGAACCTATGGATGAGTAAGACCCTGATCTGCAAACAAGCCATCAACCATGTAACGACAACAGGAAAGAGATATGAGGTCGTAGGAGAAGATGCAAAATGGTGGACAATCGTTGATGATGAAGGGCTTAGATATTACATCCTCAAGGGAAGCTGCCCTAACTGGAAAGTCGAGGAGTGACTATGTAGTCCCTCTAAGGGAAAGGCTCCTTAACAAGCGGAGGTTGTTGGACAATCTCTATTGGAATGGGGACAACGAAAAGGCCAAGATTGTTCAAGTTGAGGTTGATGTCCTAGAGGAACTCGACCTTAAAGGTGAACGCTACTATTGTCTGTTCTAGGAGAATGAACATGGAACCTGTTGTCGAATGTGCTGAGTGTGGAAGACTTGTTGACATTGGCTATGTAGCCATTACACCTTCTGGTCTTCATGTATGTGTATGGTGTGAATATATGTGGGATGAAGATGATATTATTGATGATGGGTATACCGGGGGGGACCAACCAGATTAGTAGATGGAACTGGTTGTAGTCTTTTCAAGACCCCAGAGATGGAAATTGTTCACCTGTGACAATCATGCAACAATTGAAGGGAGAAGTGTCGATGCTCATCTATCGAGTGACGATCAGTGACAGGAAGGATGACAAACCCTTCTGTTACTTTGAGACCAAGAAGAAGCATGAAGCTGAACGATATGCTGAGAGGGCTGGGGCCTTGAGACAGCATGTGACCATCACCAAGAGGCATACAAGCTATGACCCAGACTGATGACCCTTTGAAGCCTGTCCTGATGAGGATCGAAAGAGTAGCTTGCATTATCGAAAGAGATGCTGTAAGCAAGGCAAATCAGATGAGGGCCAGAGAGATCATCACACTGGTCGAGATGGCGATGAGACAGGTGGGAGATGAACATGCGTAAAGTTTACATCGTGTTTGCCTATGACGAATACTACCCTCGTGGTCCTGCGGATGTTAGGGGTGTGTATTTTACACAGGAAGCAGCAGATGCACGGGTTGCAGAGTTGTGTCGTGCCCCACTTTATCAATGGAACTATGTAAAGTGGCAAGAGTTCACTGTGTTGGATGCTGATGAGGGAGATGAGAAATGACTGACCGCAAGTTCACCCCGCCGACTGAGTTCCCGACCGAGTATGTCACTAGTGATGGCAGGAAGGTGGTAATTGCAGTGCGGACGCCTGCCGAAGAGTGTCCGTTTGTCGGGTGGTATGAGGACAAAGACGGCAAAATCTTCAACGCCACTTGGACGGATGATGGCGCTTTTGCTCCCTATTGGCCGGAAAGCACGCTCGACCTGTTCGACCCGCCCAAGAAACAAGTGCATTGGGCTAATGATTGTGACACAACTACTTCAAGTTGGTATGAAACCCGTTCACAGGCAAATCGGATTGCTGGTGATAACCGCGTCGCCGTGATCCGCCGCGAGTGGGTCGAAGGCCAGCCGCCGCAGTATTTCACGGAGGAAGTGTGATGAAATGGCAACCGATTGAGACTGCGCCGAGCGAACATCTGATATTTTACGGCAACACAAGACACGATGAAGGCGTGGTGTTTACTGGTTGGAAAGCCATAAATGGGGTTTGCTACACAGACGCAGGCGAACGGGTAAAGCCTACCCACTGGATGCCACTGCCTGAGCCGCCGAAGGAGGAAGTGTGATGAGCGAGTTTTTATCCGCTGGATGGGCTGGGTTTATATTCGGGTTTATTCTTGGGCTGATTACCGCCGCTGTGTATGGATATAGTGAGGCAGATTTTTATTGGAGAGAGCAGGCCACTGAGCGTGGTCTAGGACAATACTGCCCTAACAATGGGGAATGGGCATGGAAGGGAGAGTGTGATGAGTGAAGCACCGAAACGGATTTGGATTAACAGGGTCTACGGGCAACACCCAGAAGATTGGGACTTCACAGATGGACATCACCTTACAAAAGCACAGTTGCGGGAGAAGGTTGAATACATCCGCGCCGATCTGGTAGAAGCCGCGATCAAGCGGGCGCTGGAGGCGGCGGCTTCTAAAGCCCGCTTCTTTGCAGAACTTAATTATGCAGCGATGAACTACCCAGAGGAAGCAGGGGTGGCCGCCTCAAGCACTGCCCACGAAATTGATGGGGATATCCTGTGTCTCGCATCTGCCCCCGCGCAGTTCATTGAGGAGCCGAAGTGATGACCGACGACCCTTACGGGATAGGCAATTCCAGTTGCTTGGTGTGTTTTGGTAGAAAAAGGATACTGACTGGTATGTCATTCCCACCCAACTCGACCGTCGGTGTAACGTGGGAGTATGAGCCATGCCCAAAATGCCAGCCGGGGCCTCACTCGTTCTACGCAAAGAGACGCATGCAGATGATCTTGGAGAACAAGCCATGACCAAGAAGCAATGCCCGCTGGGAGAGGACTGCGACCTGACGACAGCGTGGATGGCGGGGCCAGCGGAGGCGCGCGACAGGGCGAAGGCTCGGATTGAGGCGCTGGAAGACCAGTTGAGAGGTTCTGCTGCCGAGTGCGAGCGCGTTGGTCGGCTGTGGCACGGCGCAGAGGCTAAGCTGGCGAAGGCGGTGGAGGTTTTGGATAGGTTATTTGACAGGGTTACAGATATTCGCGGCATTGATATGTATGCTTATTGCCCCGACGAGTTGCACAACGCTAGCGCCATTCTTGATGAACTGAAGGGAGACAAGACATGACCGGAATCCATGACATAACGCTCGAAGCTGACACAGTAGGTATCTGGCTTGTCGGTATGACACCTTGGGGTCCACACAAGTTTGGTCATGTATCATGGTATGAAATCTACCAGCACATGAAATATCAAGAACGTCGTGAGAAGGCCATGTTCAATGACACTGACAGTTGAACTGACACACAAGGCTTGTCCATTCACTGACTGCGGATCATCTGATGCCTTTTCCTACAACGAAGAGAAGGGCGTCGGGTTCTGTCATTCATGTGGCAAAGCCTATCCCCACAAGAGAATGAGCATCCATGATTGGGCCAAGAAGGAGTATCCATTAATGGATCATAAGCCCCCACTAAGACTTGTTGATGAGACCCCATCGATGGAAAACAAGGTGCAATTCACACCTGACGGCTATCGTGGCATCAGCAAGAAGACCAGAGAGTTCTACAACTGCACAGGAGTTCTAGAAGATGGAGACCTCGCAACACTCATCTACCGATACCCGAATGGATCAGTCAAGTATCGTCATGTTCCAAAAACCTTTAGCACGGGTGCTGGCTTCCGGTCTGATAGTCTCTTCGGTATGGACAGGTTTCCTGCTGGCTCTGCTCAAGCCGTAACGATCACGGAAGGGGAAGAGGATGCTATGGCGGCATTCCAGATGCACGGGTCCAAGTATCCTGTTGTATCTCTACCCTCTGCCACCCCTTCGAGGAAATTGTTGGAGAACTGCAAAGACTGGCTAGGTTCCTTCGACAAGATTTACCTCTCCATCGACACGGATGACAAGGCTGAGAACTTCGCTATCGCCCTACTCAATCTGTTTCCCGGTAAGGTTTATCATGTTCCGCATGGTGACTACAAGGATGCCAATGACTTCCTCATGGCAGGCAAGCAGAGGGAGTATGTGGCAGCATGGTGGTCTTCCAAGCTGTTCACCCCGGACAACATCTATGCGACCTCAGAGGACTTCCTAGGGCTTCTGAGAGACACTCCTGACCATGCTTATGTGCCTACAGGCATCGAGGCTCTGGACGACAAGATACTCGGACTGATGCAAGGGCACTTCACTGTCATCAAGGCACCTACAGGGATCGGCAAGAGTGAGTTCATGCGTTATCTTGAATATAACCTCGTAGCCAACCATCCTGATGTGCCTTTCGCTGTGTGGCATCTGGAAGAGACAAAACTGAGGAGCCTTCTTGGCATCGTGTCCTATGTGTTACAAGATAACCTGACACGCAAAGACCTGATCCAAGAGAAGAACAAGACCCCCGAGGTGGAAAAGGCTATCGAGAGGATCACCCAATCGGGTTACATGCAGTTCCACCTGAGGGAAGAAGATGGTGCAGAAGAACTGGTAAATCAGATCAGGGTGCTGTCTCAGGTCTATGGGTGTAAATACGTCTTCTTCGAGCCTATCCAAGATGTCATCACGGTGTCAGACGATAAGCAGAAGGAAGCAGTGCTAGCTGATCTGTCTGTCAGACTATCCAAATTGGCGGCTGATCTGGCAATCGGTATCGTCACTATCGCTCACACCAATGAGAATGGTGATCCTAAATACTGCAAGATGATCGGACAACGCGCCTCTGTCATCATCAACCTAGAGCGTGACAAGGAAGCAGCCGATCTGATCGACCGCAATACGACCAAGATCACTGTCCAGAAGAACAGACCTTGTGGCCTAGAGGGTAAGGCAGGGGAGTTGCTTTTCGATCTGGACACGTTTACATTGAGTGAGAAGAAAGACACCTTCTAGCGAGGAACCGACATGCCCGTGTTTGAAAACTTAACAAAACAGTGTTCAAAATGTAAAGTCGTGCGACCCATAACAGACTTCCACAAACAATCTGATAAAAAAGACGGCCTTCGCAGTCATTGCAAAATATGCACAAACGAGAAGAATCTTTCTAGATATCACAAGTGTCCTAAAACAAAGAACTCGCATCATATGGCATCCCGTAAACACTCTCTTTGGAAGAAATATGGGATGACATTAGAGCAATATGATGAAATGCTGTTTAAGCAAGGCGGCAGTTGTTCTATATGCAAAAGCACAAAACCTTGGGGTTTTGTAGCAGAACCAAAACGCGCAAAAGAGTTTTTCTGTGTAGACCACGACCACACTACAAGAGAAGTCAGAGGTTTACTATGCCAACCTTGTAACACTGGCCTCGGTAGCTTTAAGGACAATCCTGACTACTTGCGAATGGCTATCAAATACTTGGAGGGTGAATGAAACAGCTAGTGTGGGACATAGAAACTGACGGGCTTCTTGAAAATTTGACAAAAATCTATGTCATCGCATGGCAAGAAATAGGATCAGATGAAGTCTGTCATACGACTGATTATGATAAAATGCGCGAGATACTACTGTCTGCTGAAGTATTAATCGCCCATAATCAGATGAGGTTCGATATCCCTGTAGTGGAAAAGCTGCTCGGGATCAAGGTCACTGCCAAGATCATCGACACCCTTGCTCTGTCGTGGTATCTCAACTTTGATCGTCAGAGGCATGGTCTGGAATGGTATGGGGTAGACTATGGCATTCCTAAGCCTAAAGTCTCTGACTGGAATGACCAGCCCATCGAGGTCTATATCCATCGCTGTGAAGAGGATGTAAAGATCAACGAGAGGCTTTGGAACGATCTGCAACGTAAGCTGCGTATCCTTTATCCCGTGGATGCAGATTATGACAGGTTCCTCAATTACCTCATGTTCAAGATGGAGTGTGCAGCAGAGCAAGAGTGTATCGGTTGGCGTCTCGATGTAGCCAAGGCACAAGGGCACTACGAAGAACTACTTTCCTTGAAGACTGCCAAGGAACAGGAACTCATCAAAGCTATGCCTAAGGTGCCTATCTACAAAGAACACACAAAGCCCAAGGTCATGTTCAAGAAGGATGGGTCTATCTCATCTCATGGCAAGAACTGGCTCAACAAACTGGTCGAAGCTAAACTGCCGCATGATACGAAAGGTCCGATCAATGTCTTGGAAGGCTACGAGGATGGCAATCCCAACAGCCCCCAACAAGTCAAGGATTGGCTCTATGGGCTAGGGTGGAAGCCTCAGACATTCAAGTATGTCAAGGAGAACGATGGCACTGAGCGGCCAATTCCTCAAGTGCATGACGATGGCGAACTCTGTGAAAGCGTCAAGGAACTCTCTTCCAAAGATGCTGCCATCGAAGTGCTCGAAGGTCTGAGCGTCATCAATCACAGACTTGGTATCTTCAAGTCTTTCCTAGACTGCGAGAAGAATGGCTATGTGAAGGCGCAGATCAATGGCCTGACCAACACCATGCGCTTCAAGCACTCGAAGCCTCTGGTTAACCTTCCCGGTGTCCATCAGGCTTGGGGTAAGGAGATCAGGGGATGCCTTATTGCTCCTGATGACAATCATGTTCTTGTAGGCACCGATATGGTCAGCCTAGAGGACAATACGAAACGACACTACATGCAGCCGCTAGACCCTAAGTATGTCGAGGAGATGAGCCAAGAAGGTTTTGATCCTCACCTCAATCTGGCACTGTTTGCTGGTGTTGTAACTCAAGACCAGATCGACCAACACAACAAGGGAGAGATCAGCCTCAAAGACATCAGGAAGAAATACAAGGCGGCTAACTACTCCTGTATCTATGGTGTGGGTGCTGCCAAGCTGGCTAGGTCTCTGTCTATCTCCAAGAAGGAAGCAGAACAACTGATCGAAGCCTACTGGAAGCGTAACTGGGCCATCAAGAGGGTCTCTGAGCAACAGAAGATCAAGATAACTGGCCCTTACATGTGGCTACAAAACCCTGTCTCTGGCTTCTGGCATAACCTTAGGGCAGAGAAAGATGCGTTCAGCACCTTGAACCAATCCACTGGTGTCTTCTGTTTTGATACTTGGGTTGCATTCTGTCGTAAGGCTGGACTACAGAACTGCGGACAATTCCACGATGAGACGATCTCTCCAGTGGAAAAGGGGAAGGAAGAATGGGCTATGGACATCCAGAAACAGGCTATAGCCAAGACGAACATGAAGCTGAAACTGAACATCCAACTGGATGTATCACCACAATTCGGGTCAACCTATGCTGAGATTCACTAGGGCTTGACACCGACTCTATCGTAACTATATATCACCCTCTAACCAAAGGAGTAGCCCCGACATGGCTAACACTAAATCCAAATCCGTTATCGTTGATGCAATTCTTTACTACCCCAAAGTGTTCCTTGAGAACCGGGACATGGGAAATGAGCATGTTGATCTGAGCGAAACGGATGGCATGTATAAGGTCGATCTTCTTCTCGATGATGCCAATGTGAAGAAGCTGGAAGAGGCTGGTATGCCCAAGAAGTTTGGTGCCTTCCCTGCCTTCAAGCCTGCTGAACATGAAGGTCAATCCTACAAGAAATACACTGCCAAGCGTCCTCACCTAAGCAAGTATCTGACTGATGAAGCTGGTGATCGCCGCGTGATGGGTCCGCCTGTTGTCTTTGACTTTAATGCCTATCAGGAAGCCTACAAGGCCGCTGGTGGTCAAGGTAAAGCAGATGAGCACATTGTGCCCCTGACAATTCAGGACGGTCTGATCGGCAATGGCACGAAGGCCAAGGTGCGTCTTAACATCTACAAAGGTATGAAGGCCACCATCGTCACCCTTGAGCGGATCGGGATCACTGATCTTGTGGTGTATGAAACGGCTGGAAACTCGGAGTGGTTCTAATGGACAAGTTCATTCTTGAATACTACGACAACGAGGGGAAACGAACTATCACTCTTCAGAAGGAGTTTGATGGGGATGCCGATCTTGTGAACATGCTTCAGATGTTTGCTGATTTTCTTGTCTCCACTGGATACACCTATATCGAGAATGTTGGGTGTGTAGACAATCGAGGGAAACAGACATGGGGACCATATTGAATGTTATTCACCCCAATCATTCTGGTCTGTCTACTAGACGGCTGCACAACCCTCAGTGGTCCTGCTTTCGAGACTGAAGATGCCTGCTATATCTCCATCATGGAAGTGGGCTTGGAGATCGCTGGTAAACAATATGGCAGTGACAAGATCGTTAGTGCCATGTGTGTAAAATGGGACATCAGCAAACAAGAGCCAAGTTTCTAGGAGTTGAGCAATGATCGAAGTGGAAAGCATCGACCACATGGGTTCAGACCTTAGTGTGGTTAATGCGGCTAGGGTATCCTTCAAAAAGGAAAGCCATGCGGAAGAGTGGAGAGACCTGTTCTTTGAGAACCGTAGCGGTGCCTATGTTGCTGTGCTGAATGGGAAGGACTTTCGTCTGATTCAGTATCTTGCAGAGCATCAACACTACAGCCCCTTCGGTCATTGCTTTGCTTCCTTCTACGTCAAGGCTCCGATCTTTGTTGCTAGACAACTGGTCAAGCATGAATATCTGCGCTGGAATGAAGTCAGTCGTCGGTATGTTGACGATGAGCCTGAGTTCTATGTGCCTGAAGTGTGGCGTGGGCGAAGTGCTGATAAGAAGCAAGGAAGTGAAGGTATCTCTGTTTGGAACCACGGGCAAGGGACTGGTTATCGGGAGCATGAATACGAAGTGATGACAGACATCCGCGTTCTGTATGATCGTATGATTGAAGTTGGTGTAGCACCTGAACAAGCACGAATGGTTCTGCCCTTATCCACCATGACTGAGTGGTATTGGAGTGGGTCGCTTGATGCCTTCGCCAATATGTGTAAGCTGCGTCTGAAGCCTGATACACAATACGAGACACGACTTGTCGCTGAGAAGATCAGTGAAGTAATGGAAAGCATCTGGCCCGTAAGTTGGAAGGCATTGGTGAAATGAAACGCATGGTCGATCCCCCGTCTGGTTGGCGTTATGGTTTTCCAAAAGTCATACCAAACGACATAAAAGATGTCAAGGAATGGCTAGTAGAGAACGGCTATCCCCAAAGTGAAATCGATGACTATGGGGATTACTTTTACTGTAGGTTCTGGTTGGAGAAAGACGATGAATGATCCTGTAGTAAATCTATTCAAGGACTTCCTTAACTCCGTCTTCATGGACAGTCTTATCCTCTACAGGCTAAAGGATGACTACGCAACTGTGGTGGCTTACATCGATGGTCTATCTGAAAGGGCTATGTCCAAAAGCCTTAGCGATATAGACCTGAAAGACTTCGACATGCTGATGGATGACATGATCGGGCTACAACAAGTCATCAATATGTATGAGCATGAATCTGATTTGCCTGCCCCTGTTATCCCTCACACACTCATGGAGATTTGGGTCCAATGGAAAAAGAACAACCCGTGAAGATTGAAATCACCAACTACGATGAGGACACAGGGATTGTCACCTTCGAGGCTGATGACCAAGCCAAGGAAAAGCTGATCGAGATGGGCTTCAAATATGCCTTGATGATTGGTGCTTTGAATATTGACGAAGACGATGTGTTCAAAATCCTTGAAGCCCACAAACAGAATGAACTGAAAGAAACCCTGAACCAATCCTATGATTACTGGCACGAAGGCTCCCCGGTATGAAAACCACAGAAACTCTCGTCAGAGACATCTACAACACAATTTCTACTGGCGAAGGGTGGGATGATGATATTGCACAATGGGTCTTGTCAAACATTGCACTCTCGTTTCAAAGGCAGTTCAGCGGAAATCGAGGAACAGAGCGGGGTAGACTGCGCCTTTCTCAGCTTGGAACTCCTTGTGAGAGACAACTCTACTATTCAACAAATATCCCAGATAACGGCACTCCACTGGCTGCCCACACTAAGTTCAAGTTCGTATATGGCGACGTTATCGAGTCTCTGCTCTTGGGACTTGCCAAGGCAGCAGGACATACCGTTGTCGGATGTCAAGACCGCTTGGAAGTCTCAGGTGTTGTTGGGCATCGAGATTGCGTTATCGATGGAATGCTGGTTGATGTCAAATCCGCCTCTTCGTTTTCTATGGACAAGTTCCGAGATGGGGGACTACGTTCAAACGACCCTTTTGGATATCTCTCACAACTCTCGTCCTATCTTTGGGCCTCTCAGTCTGACAGTCTTGTAACCAACAAGAAAGAAGCAGGGTTCCTTGTAGCAGACAAGACACTTGGTCATATCATCTTCGAGGTTTATGACCTTACCGAGGAAATGAGCAGGAAAGAAGAAGAGATCGCACGAAAGAAGAAGATCGTATCAGACCCTCTACCCCCGCCGAAGGGATTTGATGAAGTGCCAATGGGCAAGTCTGGTAACATGAAACTGGATACCAACTGTTCCTATTGCTCCTTCAATCGTATCTGTTGGCCTGAGGTAAGGGTCTTTGCTTATTCTTCTGGACCTGTGTATCTGACCAAGATCAACAAAGAGCCAGATGTGTTCGAGATCACATGAAACCAGCATCAGCAAAAGCTAAAGGACGAACCTTCCAACAGGAAGTCCGTAAGGCTATCCTAGACACCTTTCCACATCTCGAACCAGACGATGTGAGATCGACCAGCATGGGGGCACAAGGAGAAGACATCCAACTGTCCCCTGCTGCTAGGAAGGCTCTTGGTGGCGTTCAGATCGAGTGCAAGAGGACAAAGAGTTTCAAGACCATCTATGGTTGGATGGAACAGGCAAAGTCACATGGGGCATATAAACCTGTTGTGATTTTTCGAGCAGATAGGCTTGAACCTCTTGTTGTTCTTCCTATGTCAGACTATCTAAGCATCCTGAAAGGAGACAAGAAATGATCGTGATCTATGACGTTCTATACGGTCCCATCTGGTGTGAAGACATCCCCGATTGGGATTTTGACGAGGATGGAGAAGCCTTCGTTCTGGTCTGTCGTGTATGGGATGCGGACGAGAACAAACTGATCGATGATGAAGTGCTCTTCGAGACCCTCGATGAAGCCCTAGAAGTTATCGACCACTTCCGCGAGCAGAAGAAGCCTTTCCTTATCATTGACGATGAGGATGAGGAAGAGGAGCCTTACCATTGACAGGTAAAACAGCTATCGTCTGGACTTGTGCTCATTCTGACCCTTCAGTGGGAAATGAGCGTTTCGATTGGCTGGCTCAGTTGATCGAAGACATCAAGCCGGATTATGTCGTGGACTTGGGGGATGGGGCCGACATGAAATCCCTCAACACCTATGACACCAGATACCCTCAGGCTGTAGTATCCCAATCCTACCAAAAAGACATCGAGTGCTACAATGAAGCTATGGACAGGCTTTGGGGACGTTACAAAGTTACAAAGAAGAAGCGCCCGTTTCGTATCGGCTTTGAGGGCAATCACGAAAACAGGATCAAAAAAGCTATCGCGCATGATCCGAGGATTGAGGGTGCTCGCTTCGGTATATCGTTCAGCCATCTCCAAACGGACCATTGGTTTGACGAATACCACGAATACTCCAATTCGGCCCCCGCCATTGCTGACTACGATGGCATTTCATATGCTCACTACTTCGGTGCTGGTAACTACGGCTCTCCTGTCAGTGGCATTCATCACGCTTACACCCTTCTACAAAACAGGAACCATTCTTCTACTTGCGGCCATAGCCATAAGCGTAGTATCTACTTCAAGGATACTGCTCACCCTCATAGTATTATCGGACTGGTGGCGGGCTGTTACAAGGGCGGATATGAGGCTTGGGCGGGGCAATCAAACCAAGACTGGTGGAAAGGGGTCATCATCAAAAGGGACATATCCAATGGTGTCTACGAACCTCAATTTGTCTCTCTTGAGAGCCTTAGACGGGAATACGGATGATGGGCAAGAGAAGTAAGTTCAAGAGGGTAGAGAAAGACTACTACCCCACCCCTGCAAAAGCCTTGGAACCTCTGGTGCAACATTTGCCAGAGGTTTTTACTTTCTGTGAACCTTGCGCTGGTGATGGTCGTCTGATCCGTCATATCCAACAAGCAAGGCCGAGGGCTGAGTGTGTCATGGCTCTGGACATCGAACCTCACAAGATCGACATCCTTCAAGCGGATGCTCTTGAGATTGATGAGAAGGCACTCAAGGCGGATTTTATCATAACAAATCCCCCGTGGACCAGACAACTCCTTCATCCCTTGATTGACAGGTTCGCATCTATTGCACCAACTTGGTTGCTCTTCGATGCGGATTGGGCCTATACCAAACAAGCCAGACAGTTCACTGACTATCTCAAGATCATTCAGGTTGTAGGGAGGGTAAAGTGGATTGAGGCCAGTGAGTTCAGTGGTAAGGATAACGTCTCTTGGTATCTTTTCGACAAGAACTCCCCACAAACAGAGACGAAGTTCTATGTCTGAAGACGATATCAACAAACTCCTAGACAGGTATGGATTTGAATATCTGTTGGAGTTCTTCAACATGACAGAGGCCCAAGTTCTTGAAGCCTTGGATGAGAGCGGCTATATAGACCTATCCGGTTTGGAGGATGAGAATGACAATGCCTGATCCTGAGACAGTGCTAGAGGCTTTCATGGGTGATATGGATGTCTATCAAGCACAAGCAAGAAAGACTGCCATCTACCCCAAAAGCCAGAAGGTCATTTATCCCACCTTGGGTTTGTGTGGTGAGGTTGGAGAGGTAGCCGAGAAGGTCAAGAAGTCCATTCGTGATGGGCATGACCTAGATGATATGGCTGTAGCCAAGGAACTTGGTGATGTGCTGTGGTATATTGCCAACCTCGCAGAAGACCTTGGCTATGACCTGTCTGAGATTGCTCAGATGAACTATGAGAAACTGAAATCCCGACAAGAACGTAACAAACTGCAAGGAAGCGGTGACGACAGATGAACAACTATCTCCCTACAGACTATCAGTCCTTCATTGCCACATCGAGGTATGCTCGCTGGCTTGACAAAGAAGGTCGTCGTGAAACTTGGCCTGAAACTGTTAGCCGCTTCACATCAAACGTCGTTGGTAACAAAATCAGCGACAATTCTGTCATCAAAGAGATCGAAGAGGCTATCCTCAACCTTGAGGTGATGCCTTCCATGCGAGCCATGATGACCGCTGGCCCTGCTCTGGAGAGGGACAATACCGCAGGCTACAACTGCTCCTATCTGCCTGTGGATGATCCCAAGTCCTTCGATGAGGCCATGTTCATCCTTCTCTGTGGGACTGGTGTAGGGTTTTCTGTCGAGCGTCAATACGTCAGCAATCTTCCTGATGTCCCTGACGAACTCTTCTCTAGTGAAGATGTCATCGTCGTGCATGACAGTAAAGAGGGTTGGGCAAAGGCTCTGCGTAAGCTGATCGCCATGCTCTATGCAGGGGAAATCCCCACATGGGATATGTCGAAGGTTCGTCCTGCTGGAGCCAAACTCAAGACCTTTGGTGGTAGAGCCTCTGGCCCTGCCCCTCTAGAAGAATTGTTCAAGTTCGTCATCGACAAGTTCAAGAATGCCAAAGGTCGTAAACTCAACTCTATCGAATGCCATGACATCATGTGCAAGATCGGTGAAGTTGTTGTCGTAGGTGGTGTTCGTCGTTCTGCCATGATCTCGCTCTCCAATCTCTCGGATGACCGTATGCGTTATGCCAAGAGTGGAAATTGGTGGGAAGGAAATGGTCAACGTGCTCTCGCTAACAACTCCGTGGCATACATTGAGAAGCCCGATGCAGAGACCTTCATGCGTGAATGGCTTGCCCTGATCGAAAGCAAGAGTGGTGAGCGTGGTATCTTCTCTCGGCCTGCAAGCAAACGACAGGCGGCAAAGAATGGTCGCAGGAACTCCAACTTCGAGTTTGGGACTAACCCCTGTAGTGAGATCATCCTTCGTCCCTATCAGTTCTGTTAAGAAGATAGCAGAAGTAAAACAGGGTGAATTGCTGGGAAGCCTAAGTCTTCGGATATGGTAATCAGCAGCCAAGCTAGGGTAGGGATACCCTTGAAGGTTCAACGACTAGGACACACGATCTAGAACAGATTATGAAGTCCATACACTCAAGCGAGTGGAAGCGCCCTGCCCCTATGGATCATAGGGTGATGATATAGTCTGATCTGCATAGAAATATGCAGGCGTTGACAAAAGCCTAATTCATACCTATATATGTAATCTTATTAGATTGCATAATTGAGGTGTGAAATGATAAACAGAGAAGGTTACTACAAAACAGACTTGGAAAGAGAATGCACAAAATGCGGCACAATCTTTCCTAAGCCGAAGAAGACTGTTACTCTTTGTCCGTCTTGTAATTCTGAGCGTGTAAAAAGCGAACGTCAAGAAGTTCGTATGTTCAGGCGCGCAAAGTCACGGGCGAAAGAGCGTAATATTGAGTTTTCTATCGACAAGTCTGATGTAATCATTCCTGAGTTTTGTCCTATACTTGGGATAAAACTTGAGCCGTTTGCCGGTCATAGCGGGGGAAGGCCAAACTCGCCAGCCCTCGATAGGATCGACAACAGCAAAGGTTACATAAAAGGCAATGTGGTTGTCATTAGCCACTTAGCCAATATGATGAAAAGTTCCGCCTCAAGAGAAGAACTTCTAACTTTTGCTGACTGGGTTCAAAAGGCTTACTCAACTGCCAAAGAGTAGCGATCTTTGGTGAACACAAATGAATCTTACAGAAGTCGTGGTAAGGGCCACAGACAGTCTTGCTGATCTAGATCGTAAAGTCAAACTTGCTACCATCCTCGGGACTGTCCAATCCACTCTGACACACTTCCCCTATCTGCGTAAGATTTGGCAGAAAAACACTGAGGAAGAGCGTCTACTTGGTGTGTCGTTGACTGGTATTATGGACCACAAGGCTCTCAGTGGAAAGTGGCTTATTGAAAGCTGCGGATATAAAGACCTACCTGACCTCTTGGAGTATCTGAAAAATGTCGCTATTGCTACTAATGCTGAGTGGGCTGAACGCCTTGGTATCCCTGTTTCTGCTGCTATCACCTGTGTTAAGCCGAGCGGAACGGTCTCTCAGTTGGTGGACTCTGCTAGTGGTATTCACGCTCGGCATAGTGAGCATTATATTCGGACTGTCCGTGGAGACAACAAAGACCCCCTGACACAATTTATGAAGGATCAAGGTATCCCGAATGAACCAGATGTAATGAAACCCGATAGCACTACAGTGTTCAGTTTCCCTCAGAAGTCTCCCGAGGGTGCTATCACTCGTAATGACATGAGTGCTATCGAGCAGCTTGAGACTTGGCTGATTTATCAACGGCACTGGTGTGAGCATAAGCCGTCTATCACTGTGACTGTTCGTGACCATGAGTGGGTGGAAGTGGGTGCCTTCGTCTACAAGCACTTCGATGAGATGTCTGGGGTGTCTTTCCTCCCTCATTCGGATCATACCTACAAGCAGGCACCTTATCAGGAGTGCAGTAAGAGTGACTATGAAACGCTTCTGTCTGTGATGCCTGAGAAGATTGACTGGTCGAAACTCTCTGACTACGAGAAAGAAGATACGTCTAAAGGCACCAGCACCTTTGCATGTGTTGGCGGAACTTGTGAGATCGTGGACCTGACATGAGTAAAGCTATCGGCACTATGACTTGGAAGCCCTCACCCAAGCATAAGAGGACTTCTCAGACCAACATCAAAGCCTCACACAAGAGGTCTAGCACCAACAAAAAGGACACTCGGAAGATGTATCGTGGACAAGGACGATGATCGAAGAGAAGCCTAAGAGGACTAAACGACAGACCAGATACAAGGGGGCCGACATCGAGGGTAAAGCCAGTGTTGTCTCCCTTGTCCCTCTCAACGATCACCAGAGCCTCTATATTGACGCTATACGGGCATCTGACCAAGTGATCGTGTGTGGATACTCTGGAACAGGAAAGACCTACATAGCGGCTACAATCGCAGCCAATATGTATGCCATGAAGCAGATCGACAAGATCATTCTTACCAGACCTAACGTCTCTGTTGGGAAAGACCTTGGCTATCTTCCGGGTGATCTGAACGAGAAGTTCACACCTTGGGCTGCTCCTGTTCTAGAGGTATTGGTGCAACAGTTGGGGAAAGGTGTAGTGGATACTGCCATCAAGAATGGAAACATCGAGATGGCACCACTATCTACCATGAGGGGACGATCCTTCAAGGATAGTTTCATCATCTTGGATGAGGCTCAGAATACCACTGTTGCTGAGATCAAGATGTTCCTGACAAGGATTGGTGAAGGATCAAAGGTGGTCATCAATGGTGACATCAAACAGTCCGACATCAATCAACAATCTGGTCTATCGAAGATCATCCACCTAGCCAAGAAATACCACATGAACATCCCTGTCATTGAGTTCACTGTCGAAGACATTGTTCGTAGTGAAATCTGTAAACAGTGGATCATCGCTTTTGAAGGAGAAGGTCTGTGAGCGATCAAGTGAATAGCCCTAGTCACTATTCTTCTGGGAACATCGAGTGTATCGAATACCTCAAGGATAATCTGTCTTGGCATGGCTACCTTGGTTATCTTGAAGGCAACACCAAGAAGTATCTGCATAGGTTTCGATACAAGAAGAACCCTATCGAAGACCTCAAGAAAGCGCGTTGGTATCTCGACCGTCTGATCCATGAGATTGAGACCGAGGGTAACGACGGATAAAAAGAAAACCCCCTTCAGGCATTCAACCTGAGGGGGGCTTTTTTATTTGTGGTCTTTGTAGAGGTCTAGGATGTCTCTCTTGATTTCCTTGATGTCATCCCTGATCTCTTTCATGGCTTGTCGATCTTCTTCTCGACGTTCTTCTCTTGCGTGTATCTCTGCTTGGAGCAGTTGTAGCTGCTTTTGATTAGTCAAGACCGTCCTTACAAGCCATGCCATCGCGCTAAACACCGTTGCTACAATACCTGAAACAATGTAATCCAAGTAGTCCATCACTCTTCCTCGCAGCCTGCATCAAATCCTACTACAAGCCGTCTTCCTGTCGAGAGGGATCGAGGGCCACCATCTTCTATAAGGGCATCTACATGGTCGTCTATCAATGGCGACAAGCCATCACAGACGGGACTATTTTGCTTGAAGTTGACGCTGCCGCAAGAACTCACGATCAGCACTAGGGGTATTGCTAGAAGGAACCCTGCGAACCGCATTGTCAATCCTCTTCGTCGTGTCTATATAATTTTGTTGCTGCTGAATGGTCAGGTCTTTCTTGGCTATATTTTTTCCATACTGGATCATTCCGAAGGAAGTCAAGATAGCAACCAAAACACCGCCCACAATAAGAAGAGGCTTCAATCCAACAAGTTTCAGAATCCACATCAGCCTCTCCTACTCATTTAAGGCCGGAAAGACAGAGGTTGACCTTGCTATCAGCCCTACGATTGACAAGTCCCTGAACACGACCACCACCAGCCTTGATCCATCTGTCGAGTTGCTGACAGGCTTCCTTGTATTTGCCTTGATTGGCTAGGCGCATCATGGTAGAGGTTCCAGCAGAATAGACACCCACATTATAGGCCAGTTCCAAGAGAGATGCTTGAACACCGATAGGAATGTCAGGGTTCGTCATGTAGGGTCTTAGCTTGTCGTAATACTCTGATACAGAATCTTTCAACATCTGTTGACATTCAGCCTTGGTGTATCTGTCACTCATCTGAACGCCTCTGGTTTCCCCATAGCAGACTGTAGGAACGCCCACAATGTCCTTATAGGCCACAAGGCTAAGACCTTCCCACTTGGCGATGAAAGGCGTTGCTGCGGCCAATACAGCGGCTGTAGTAGCAGCGGCCACCCTTTTCTTGAAAGGCATTATAGACTCCTACTGTTTTTATCAACGATAGCTGATCGAGACGTTGCCTAGGTCGAAAGTGCCAGAACCGTTGACCCGCGTCACTCTGATGCCATCGACAGTCCCTACGCCGGAAATGTATCCACCGCCACTGTGATCTCCGCCGCCATTAGCGCCGCTATGAGACTCCACCCAGACACCAGAAGCTGCCTTGACGATCCGCATGATGCCTGTGTGATAGCGAGCCGTGCCATCTGAATACATGTGGAAACCCGCCGTCGACGTGCTATCTGCGCCAGCAGAAGACGACGAAGACTGATAACCGCTAGTCACAGGCGATCCGCTTACAATGAGTTGAACAGCGGGGTCTGAGGCATCAGAAAGGCTGACATTCTGCCAGTAGATTTCAATCTCACGGACGGTCGAAGGAAGACCCGTGAAGTCAAATGCTGTCCCTGATGTCGTCGCGGTATTAGCCGAGAAAGTCAGCACTCGCTCGGCATAATCGATTACCGCAGCCGTCGTCGGAATGGTCGTATCATTATCATTCGAGGCAATAGTGTCAGACGAAGTGACAAGAGTAGCTGCTGCGATCTCACTGGTAGTGATGGCAGCATTGGGTGTAAACTTCGAGTTCGCTTCATCAACAGTGCCAAGGGTGATCCAAGCACTGTTAGCTTCATTACGTTTCTTGATCTGATTGTTTGCCGTATCATACCAAAGCATGTTGGCAAAGGTAACAGATGGGGCAGTGGCATTGGAGTTAGTGCTCACAATAGCTGCCAAGGCATTGTTCAAATCAGAACGAAAGTTAGGAGCAGATTGGTTATCAACCACATAGTCATGGGTAGCCATGTCGGGTTTCCTTAGTTATATTGCACTATGGCATCAAGTTCAGAGATGCTCGGAGTGACACCAACAGAATTGCTAACGAGTTCAATCTTGAACTTTGCTGCCCTAGCATAATAATCACCAGCACGGAATTGTTGCCAAGCAGACCAAGTAGGAGTTCCTGCTGGATCATCCGTAGTGGTAGCGATATAGGTAATCACATTGGTATCATCAAATTGAGCAGTCCCAGTGAAGTTATCAAACAAGCCGGGAAGGCTGTCAAACAAACCCGGAAGATCGTCCCACAATCCAGCAGAAGTATCTTGACGATTGACTTTGACATCAATCCTAGAACGGAATCTTCTCGATGATCCAGTATCAATGTAGTTGCTGAACTCATATGTTGCAGTAAAAGGAGGTGTTCCAGCAACAGAAGTGATCCTCAGTTCACTACTTGTGACAGAGCAACCAGTCTTGGCACCAGAGAAAGAAGGGTCTTCAGTTTGAGTGGACGTATTAGTGAAATCCTCAAGAGCCGCCTCTGGGATGACAATAGAAGTATAGTTCTCCGAGGCATTGCCAGTCTTATCATAGGCTCGGATCATATAGGTTCCGGGCTTCGCAGGGAATGAACCAGAATTACCCGGACGAGGAAGTTTCTCTACAGCCGTTGTTGCATTAGCCCAAGTAGCGCCAGACTCTTCTGTTGCCTGTCTGATACGATAGAACGACAAATCAAGGTCAGGGACAGGCTCCCATTCAAGGTGAATAGTTGCACCATTGACCTCGGCGGTAAGCCCTGTAACGTCTTGGGGCGGGAACCCCAGACCCTCTACTTTGTAACCTGTTTGGGTAATCCAATCACTCTTGACCCCCAAGAAACTATAACCCCTAGCCCTGATGTCATAGGTGGCATCTTCTGTGTCGAGAAGTTCAAAAACACCAAGATCGCCAGTGCCAATAACTGTCCAATTCGTATCTGACGACTTCTTTGCTTGGACTTCTACCCTTTCAACGTCAAAAGGAGTAGTAGAATCTATCGTTGCATAGATTACATTGGTCAGATGCTCGTTGATAATACGAACTTCAGACGTAACATCCAGACCGATAGCAGGAACAGCGAATGGGCTAGGAAGAGTCGTGTTGTTAGACTCAAATGCCACGCCATTTACACTCGTAAAGACATCCGAAGAAATCTCTCTAAGCGTCATGTTCACTTGAAGGTCAAGACCATCAGTAAGCCCAAAACTCCAAGAGGTGACTTCAAAGGGCTTCTGGTTCCAACCAAAGCGAGTATTGGTCAGATAGATGTTGTCACCGACCTGAACAGCGAAAGCACGAAGACCAAAAGAAGCGGTCAATGTAAGCTGTTCTCTATTCCTGTTGAGGGCAATACGAGCAATCCTTAGAGCAGTCAGATGAGAACTGGTGAAGGGCAACCTGTAATCAAGCGTATTGACAATATTATTGTCAGCCGATACGAAAGCTGGATCAGAGACTTCTTTGTAATCAGCTTCTTGCCATTCAGAATCCGGTCCTCTGAAAGTCCCCTTGACAGTGTTGAAGTTGTCCCTACGAGAGTGTCTAGTGGAAAGGCTTATACCAGAGCGGAGATCATCTTCGGTGAAGGTAAGAGAAGGAATTGTATAGGCCGCAGCCTTCATCTTCCACAGACCTTGAGAATACCAGAACAAGCCGCCCATCGAGGTAAGAATATCAGAGATGATTTGCGTAGGAGAGAGACTTGTAACAAAGGCACCATTACAAGTATAACGATCTTCTCCTTCAACAGTCTCTTCACAAATATCAGCAGCTATAGAGACAAGACTATCATCAATTCTGGCCGAACCTTGATTGAGACCATACGCAGATGTCAGGTAGTCTCTGAGACAAAGAGCAGGGTTCTCAGACCAAGCAGTTGTAGCAGTCCGAGGATCATAAACCTTCTTGCCCTTGATGACAGCAGAAACAACAGGAACACCATTAGGGAAAGCGTCTTGGTTGTATTTCAGTCTGACATACAGGTAAGCAATCCCTTGAAGCCTGTGGAACGTAGTCCATTTACCGTCTGTGAGAGACGCAGTTGCTGAGATAAGATCAGCATCAGCCGTTTGGGTATCAGTGCCAAGATATTTCTTGATCGTCACATATCCATTGTAGCGAGAAGGCGAGGTAACATTACCACTACCATCAAGAGTTACAATCTCGTCATTGAGGTAGATGTCCTCATAGCTTTCAATCTCATGGCCTGCAAAAGCAATCACCCTATGAAGAAACTCATTGCCAGTGCCAGTGGTGGAATCGTAAACTCGCACACCACCAACACGGGTCTTACCATAGATGATTTGATGATCTAGGGCTGCTCCACTCTCACCTTGGATGCTATATCCCCGAGAACTACCTAGATTTGGTTTAGGAGTAAGGGCGTTGAGAGCAACACCCATAGCAGTGCTAACAAGAAAATGACCCATGAAAGTGCCCGAGAGAGCACCCATGAAAGCACCAGTCATAAGAGTTCCTGTTGCAGCAGCCATCCCCGCAGAGATAGCGCCCATTATAGCTGGGAGAAAAAACATCTTATGACCTCAGAGTTTAACGAATGTCTGCCCCTGTCGCACGGGATTGTCCACTTGACGATGATCTTGGTCTTTCGGTAGCCCTACCCCAAACAAGGTCTTTGTCTTGAATGCCAGCAACAAACTCCAAACCTCTGTCTGCCGGAAATCTGGACTTCTGGTCTTCCGCTGTAAAACGTCTTACAACAGGTCGTTCCAGAATAATCAAGACGTTCTCGGCAAGAAGTTGGATCGTTGCAGTATCACCTTCTTCAGAGATGTTCATCTGATCAAGTTCACCAGAGAAGATTTCCACATAACCAGAAGGGTCATTGGCTAGACCAAAGTAGATACGGCACTCTCGACCATGATAGGGTTCAGTAAGAGCCAGAGACAAAAAACTTGAAGGGATACCACTGACAGTGATTGAAGCACCCTTAGCCTGTATCTCTGTCGTTTCTTCAACAGCAGAGATGCTCATCAGTTGTCCAGCGCCAAGATAGGTCTTGGAACCAATGGTCAGATCACCATAACCAGACCACATATATACAGGGGTGCTTACATCGAGGTCAACTGCGAGAAAAGGGGTGATCGTAGAGGCATTAAGGGCAGCATTGAGAAGGCTGTCAATCTGTCGAGAGGAGTTCGCATAAATACGAGGGACTTCCCCTACAACGGAAATTGACGCTGATGGAGAGTTTACAATGAGCGTCATACAGCCTCCACACAATCAAAGGTGATGCCGTAATTACTCATGTTGTTGATCTCCCATTGCTGAATATTGTTAGCCAGTCTGAACACCCCTTTAGCGGAACTTAGGGTGACAGTGGCATTATCAGCGGGAGAAGAACGAAGAGAGGGCCAAATATCGAGAGTGGCCTCACCAGAACCATTGGAGTTCACATCAGCAAGGACTTTATGCAATGTGGCGGAAGAACCTGTCCCGAGTTGGATGTAATCCCCTGCAAGAAGATACCCCGTAGCACTCGTAGGAAGGCCGTCTATGTCCAACTCATCGCCAGTCTGTCCAGCACCCATAACCACAGGAGTTCCCGGTGTAACGCCAGCAGAACCTCTTGGAGTGGCACAGTTGGGGTCATTCAAGAGGAACGTCCCATATTGGCCCTTCAGGCTCAATAGGAAGGCCACCCAAGGCTCCATCAGGTCTCTGCGTAGGGGAGGGAGGGAAACAGAGGCTTTCCACCTCTGGCCCGGATGCTGGACGATCTGTTGCGAGTAGGTAAAAGGTGATTGGCTGATCGCTACTGCATTCTCAGCACTAAAGGTGATGCTGGCAATCCCAATGCTTGTCGGGAGGCTCAAGGGATATGATAAGGCCATTTACATTTTCCTTTACACGAATGCGGCTCTCATTTGACCGCCACGACGACGAGCATCAATAACAGCAGCTTTGGTAGCCTCAGTGATTTGCGGGATCATCTTGGCAACTTCCATACGGACATTAGCAGCATCAGAACCAGTGACAGTGATGTTGTTATTGACAGTCATGGAAGATTGACCACCTTGACCAGACAGGTGTGCAGGCACAACAGTTCCGCTGTGGCGAGGCGTGATGATCTCAGGGCCTTTCTCACCGACAATGTAAGACTGTCCCGGCATGATCGAACCACCAGAGGCCCGGAAGAACCCAAGACCATTAGGATTGGTAGCAAGGCTTGCCGCTCCACCAATGGCCCCAACAATCCGCTGAACAACAAAAACACGATAGAGTTCAGCAATGATGTCTCTTGCCATAGAACGGAAGGCATCCTTGACACTTTTGGTGCCATCAATCATAGACATGAAACCAGACTCAAGAGAACTTTCGACCGATCTGATGACATCAAG